AAATAATAGTTCATGTGTTTTTTGTTCTAGTAAGTAAGACCATTTTAAGGACTTGGCTGTCCAAAGCTAGGGAGGGAATTGCACCCTCCATTAAATCTATTTAGCTATTAAAAACTATACTTGACACCAAGCTTTGTTCCGTAACCGTTGTTGTCATCTCCTGTGACAAAGGATACTTCACCGTATGCACCAAGGTTCTCACCCAATGGTACAGAACCACCAGCTTTACCAGACAGTTCTACTTCAGAGTCACCGCCATCAGGACTAACAATACTAGGACCGCCTTGGAGATACCAATTAGAACCTTCATAACCAACGTGGTTATCAATAACAGTACCTGAGTAATCAGTACCAGACCAACCAGAGTTAGCCTCAATATTTACATAAGGACCGGCAAGTACAGGGGAAGCAGCAAACAAAGCAGCAGGGAGGATAGCAAAAATTTTCATTGTAGTTTAGTTAAAAAAGAATAAGTATGTTTTGTTCTATTACCATGAACACCCCAGCCTAACCAATGATAGGCAGCATTCATGTAATAGGGTATTGTTTGATGAGGAGTTTGAAAAGCACTAAGGTCATCCCTAAACTTCATCTCATCTATTAAGTATGCAGTTTGACATTTCAAACCACTAGGATCGTTGTTGCGTTCAGCACAGAAAGTACCGAGACCAAGGTAACGATGTTTAGAAGTCCATTGAATTAAACCATAACCTCCAGCAAGGCATCTATCATAAGGTATGATAGCACCGCCTTCACAAACATTAGATTTAAAAGTTGACTCTTGTTGGATGTTACCCAGAATGACAGCAAGTGCAGTTCGATCTGTAACACCAGCAGATGTCTGTAGTTGTTCTAGAACGTACTGCTGTTGCACAGTACATTGTGGGCATTCAATCATTTTTTCTTAGCAGTTTTAGCAGCGCGTTTAAAGTTAGCAGCAGTGGGAGAACCAGAGCTACCAGGCTTACGCATCTTTTCATTTGAACCCTGCTTGATACGCATCCGTTTAGCATGGATGTTAGCGTATAGACCTTTCTTAGCCATTAGGATTTACCACATTTCCATTTACGTAATGCAAGAGCCTTCCGTGTTGGACGACCCTTGCTGTCTTTCATTGGTCCTTTGATACCACCCATCCTAGCACAGAAAGACTTCTTACGCTTTCCGCCACCAGGTTGTGGTGCCTTTAAATTAGAACCAGTTTCCCGGTTATACTTATCACGACCAGCTTTAGTAAGACCACCAGATCGTGATTTATGTGTGCCGATTTTTAGGCTAACGTTACTTTTTTTCGCTGCCATTTTTCGTACCCTTCTTAGGTGGCCTGCCTTTCTGTGATCCGTAAGTTCCTTTACCTTGTGGCATTACCATACTCCGGGGATAAGTTGACCAGTTAGTGCATACGCTCCAAGCGCTGCAATCACACCTAGCATGGCTAGGCGACCGTTTAGTTTTTCTGCTTTGTCGTTGTGATTCACAGTGTAGTTTTCGTCAGTGTACATGGTGGGTTCTTTTGCAAAGAGGTTTTGTTGTCCGCGATCGTTGGTGGTAACAGTCATTAGAATTCAAGGTCAGAGTTAGTTAGCTTACGCATGACATCATCTCGAAAAGCAGGATCATTATCATAACGTGGATCATTCATTGCTGCAACAAGTTCTTGTTGGCTACGGAACTGAGCGTCTTGCTGTGTAGCGGAACGCTTACCAGTTAATAGCTGACCATCTTTACCAACAGAATCTGTATACTTATTTTGCAAAGCTTGAACAGCAAAGTAAATAGAGTTAGCATTACCATCAGCCATTACTGAATCATACATTTCTATTTCTTCTTGAGAAAGAGATTCACCAGCCCAGCTTAGCATGTCTTTATAAGTAGACTCACCACCAACCATATCAAATAGTTGATTGGCTTGCTTTTCTGTTAGCTTACCAGAGTCTTTAGTTGATTCTGTTTGTTCTTCTTGGGAGTCAGCTGCTGTTTCTTCTTGCTCTTGTTCTTCACCAACTTCTGGTTCATCACGTGGTTCACCAAGTTTTTTTTGTAAAGAAAGGTAAGCTTGTTCCAATGATTTAGTATCATTAAACTTGCCTGCAAGTAGCGTCTGATCTTCCCCAGAAATAGACTCAGCAACTTCTAATGAGTTCTGCTCATCAGCATTAAATTCTGGTTGATCAGTGGGGGTTTCATTGATAGTAAGTGTTTCTGCCATATTATTGTGGTGGTTGTTGTTCTTGTTGTTGCTGCATCATTTGTACTGCAGCTTGCTCACGTTTTTGATCAACAGCAGCTAGTTGAGGTTCTTGTTGTTGAGCCATCATCTGTTGTTGTTGAGCCATAGCTTGTTGTTGTTCTTGCTGTATCTCTTGCATACTCTTAACAAGATTCAATACATCAATACCAGATGCTGCTGCCAAACGTTTAACAACTTCTTCTGGATTAATAAACTGTTGAATAGCTTCTGGTCCCATTGTTTGAGCAATGATTGTAAGAAACTGACCAAGACTTTCACGGTCTTGACCACGACCAAGTGCATTGATTCCTGCAACAATAGTAGGTTTAACAATACCACCTTTAGGTAAGCGTGGTATCTCTCCTGTTTTTTGTGCAACGCTTAATTTACGATTAAGATAAGGAACAAGAAACTCAACAGTAAGTAGACTAAATAATCCACCGAGTTGTTGTTCCAATTCCATTTGAGTCATTCTAACCTCTTCGGCAGTTGTGCGCTCAGATTGTCTTACATTAAGAACAAGGAATGCCTCACTTAAACGTTGACTTAAACTACCTAACATTTGATAAGCAGTTTGGAAGTCAGCTGTCTTACCTACCTGTACTACACCAATGTCATCAGGTCTACCCTGAATGATGGCACCATTGCCAGCAGCTGCAAGCGTTGATGGTTTGGTGGTACTGGATGGGGAGACAGTAAACACTACTTTAGCAGCTGCTGCGCTGCCTTCAACCAGTGCTTGTGACAGAGCTTCAAGTGACTTTAGATCACCAATGAACTCTTCTACCCTACCGCGCCCATAGACCTCACCGTCTACATGGTTAAAGCGTAGCACAAGCCAGGGGTTTGAGTCAAGGGGTGCTTTACCCATTGACTTAGGTAATACCTGATCTTCTACTTCTTGATGCCACACCCAACGATTGTTATCTCTTGTGCAGTGTGTGTAAACATCACATTCATCATCGTGACGTGATGAGTTATCGCTAGGTGTATTAGGTTGCGGTGATTTGTATTCAGGGTAATTTTTTTTAATTAATTTTTTCGAGATTGTTTCTTTTGTTACAATTTCTATAACATTACCGTTGCCATCTCTATCTACTACATATCGGTTCAAAGGATAAAGCTTAAGCCCCTCCTTACCCATAAAGATAAGAGCATTACCAGCTACTACAAGATGCTTTAGTGCTTGATGAACGACAACACGATCACTAGAGGCTGCAATAGACTCCATGATAGTACGTTCAACTTTAGCAAATGACAAGTCAAGTTCTGATCTAATTTCTGGACCTAATTCTTCAGGCAAGTTAACATCATTAACCTGTAGCTTAAAGAAGCTGGTTTGTGGAGGTAGCAATGCAAGCATTAATTTACTTGCAAGCGTCACCACACCTTTAGCTCCAACTGATTGCCACGGTGTTGTAAGTTTTAGTGAGCCTTTAGAATAAGTTTCATCCTCTCGGATAAGATAAGGTAAAGTTAGATCTGCTGCTTGTCTAGCAGTATTAAGGAACTGGGAACGGTCTGAAGACAATCTGTCGTATCGTGTTTTAGCTGTCATTAGACGTTTAATACATTAGTTTTTGCTGTGGTTTTAGAATCGCCAAGAATACCTTCAAGAGCATTTGCAGTAACAGGGTTGATTTGTAGTTTCCTACGTTTAAATCCTTGTGTACCACCAGTACGTGGAGTTTCAGCAGCACCGCCAATTTGTAATGCACCAACTTGACCAGATCTAGATTGGTTTTGTTGATAAGTACGCTGACCCTGCTCTAATTTTGCAGTAGCTTCTTTTTGTTCAGTTGCCAGTTGATTAAATCTAGCATCTTGCTGAGTACGCAAACTATTTATAGCCTGTTGTTGTCGCTGCGAAGCGGCAGCTGCTTGTGCTGCATAACCCTGTTGCATCTGAGAAATAATAGTGGCAAACTGAGCTGCTTGAGCGGCAGCTGCATCAATTTGTGGTTGATAAGTATTTGTCGGAGTTTGTGGTGCAGGCTCTGCAGCTGGTTCAGCCGCGGTAGTTGGAGCAGCAGCAGCAGGAGCGTTACCAGCACCAACAAAACCTTGGGATTGCATGTAACGGTATTCATCTTCAATACCATACGTGCCACCACTTTTAAATTGTGCGCGGGGACCGTATGGATCTCTTCCAAATACTCCAGAAAAACCGCTATTCCTCCCGGAACCACTAGAAAAAGCAGCATAGTCTTGGTTAAATTTATTTAAAGACTGCTGAATTTGTTGCATTGAATAGGCGTTTAACTGACTAATAGGTACTGAAGCCATTAGTTTTCCTCCATATAATTAATGATCCATTCCACAACACTACGTTGCCCGGATCTAAACATAATCTTTTCCATTGTATCGTCTGGTGTAGGGTTAACTGGTGGGAATGATTCTTCTAATGCAACTACAAGTCCACGGGAGTTCATCCCTAAGACTTCAAGCGTATTGGGGGAGATTTCTTGCATCATGTTCAAAGAAAGCGGGCATACGAGCTGATTTAGTTGCCGAAAGTTCTGGAGCTTTGCCCTCATACATCAAACGATCGCTAGAATCCAGCCAAAATTTTTTATCTAAATATTTATCGGTAGTATTATTACCTAGAGGTTGCATTACCCAATTGATAGTTGCTTTGCGGAGTTTATCAAGACTAGGGCTGACAGTAAGCCCCAGCTCCCGACAAACAATACTATTGGCAGCAACGTGAATTTGCTCATCTCTGCTTATATCCGCACTGACTGTTCGCATTCCAGCGTCACCATTAAAGCGAAAGAATGGTAAAAGAACGAAGAAAATTGCACGTTCGGCAACCATTGCTTTGAGGATCGTGTGATCAGGATGCGAAGTCCAAGCTTCCCTGAGCCGTAAAGCTTCCGATTCAGCTTTTTCATCAACACCGTAAGCATTGGCAATGTAACCAAGTGCCAGGTCGTGATTTTCCTCGTCGGTGATATTTGATTCCAATAGCTCCCGCGATAGTTTTGGTACGTCGGTATCCAATCCATCACGGATAAAATCTCCCACGGGCAATTCCATGTGTCTCAACGCAAGAGCACGATGCACAGCTTCTTCCGCTCCTGCCTTGCATGATCCGGCAGTTGTTTGTACTGGTGTCCATTTCCGTTTTCGGTTTAGTAGTTTCTCGTAAGGGTTCATTCTTGGCAATCACATGTAAGTTCTTCATTTAAAATGTCCTCTAAATAGGTGTCCACTTCTGATTCATCTAATGCAGCATATGCATCTGATTTATCTTGTGTATCACTCATCACTTGAAGTGAATAATAGAGGCTTGTTTGCGGAGACCTAAGCCACTCTTCTACGAATGCATTATCGTAGGTTACTGAATCACTCCAAGAGTTGAAACTGTATCCATGAAGAAGTCCTGTGGCGTCAAGCATTGTCATAATGCCATCTGCAACTCTTTTATAATTATTCCAGCCTACATTACTAGCAATTTC